AAGAAGCACGTCTAACATCTGACGGAAAACGACGGCTTTGAAGGTGGTTGTGCTGGAGCAGATGTTGGACAAAAAGACTGGGTCTAGCACTATCAGTTTAAGACTCAAACAATACTACAAAACACCTGTCTTATTGGGGTACCTCGTTTTACTCGGTAACTGTTTTTATTATAACTCTCCCCGTACTACCTAACTAAGAAAAAAGACTTAATAATCTCTTAGCGACAATCCAACCCGTCGTGAACACGAGGCACGTCCGATGCGTTTTAAGTACTTGGACTATTTACCTAAGAGCATAATGTGTTGCCTCTTAAGTACGTGTTCGACCCAATCCCGCTCTAACCGGGGAACTCTGGCGAGTATCTAGTCTCACACTCCAGGGCGACTTTCACGCACGACCACTCCCATTGGTGGTACTACTACTATACACCCTCCTACGCCTTTGTGACGTAACTTGTATGTGAATGTTTTCACAAACCAGGTGCTTGACAGGTGTATACCATGTGTGTATAGTGACTACTACTAGAAACTTCCGAATAGATACTAGAAAGCATCAGAGTCCGGCACCGTAGGGATATGGGGTCGGGCTTTTTGCTGTGGTACGATATAAGCATGTGTTCAACTTGCGGCTGTGGCCGACCTAAAGACAAGCACGGGGAAAAGACCATCGCCGCTGCAAATAAGAAGTACGCTCCCAAGCCAAAGGCTAAGGCTCGTAAAAAGAAGTAATGAAAAAAAAGCGGGATAGTACTGACCTCTCTACTTGGCTTTTTAATCCCAAGTACAGGCGCAGAGTAAGACGCAAGCGCCTTGGTATAAAACTAACGGTTGGCGGCCAGCCCTACGAAGCATGGTACGAGGACCAGTCGTAGAGCAGGCTTTGCACCTTGGTGCTCAAAAAATTTTTTTAGTTCCGCCGACTATGTGTGCTATACTAATTTGCGTAGGTGTCGCTACCTATTTTTCATTACCTTCCTTATAGAAGCCCCTCAGTTACGACTGGGGGGTTTTCTATTGCTATACTTTGGTTAGGACCTAATTAGGAGAAAAAATGAACAAAACATTTGCCCCACACATCACATCACTCATATCAGCAGCAGGAGCAGCGATTGCTCTGATTCACCCAGGCTTTACCCTTCCACCATTTGTACAGGGACTTTCTGTAACTATCTGTTCACTTCTAGGTGTAGGTATGCAGGCTTTCCATGTTGCACAAAAGAACAACCTTCAGACCAATCTGACAGCAGCCATTCACTTCGCTAACCAGATGGCTAACTCCACACCTGTTGCCGAAGAACCAAAGGCATAATGGACCACGGCGATGCCTTGGAAAAAAGTTTAAGGGAATGGTTAGAGTACAACCTTCCTAACTTTTTAAACGGTATCAACGCCGAACTAATAGATGAAAACGAGTGGCAGATGCCCGTCATCGAAGATTACATACTTGTAGTCGCAGTTAAAGACTTAGAAGATGGTCTAGGTGGATTCTTTACCCTTGGAGATTCAAATGCTAATGGGTATCGAATTAGGGGTCTGCTACACGACGCTTTGTATCGTTAATGGCAATTACACCTGTACAACGTAAGAAGTACTTTGAAGCGAGAGCCGCAGGGTTCTCTATTGCTCAAGCAGCACAAAAGGCTAAGTTCTCAGAAGCAACAGCGCATCGTGTTGAAAAAGCAGCCAAGGTACTTAAAGATGGAGAAGGATTAGATTCTTCTGCTCGTGAATACCACCAGCAAAAGAAAGAAGCCAAACTCCAGGGACCTATCCCGTATGACAAGTTAAGTGATGAAGCCAAGTTAGCGCTTGAAGATTTTGCTTATTTCCGTCAACGATACTTTGGACGTATCTCTACACCGTGGCAGGAGATGGCCGGTATGGAGTTAGTTAAGTTATTGGAATCACCAGATAAAGAATACGTGGTTATGAACATGCCACCTGGTTCTGGTAAGACCACACTACTGCACGACATCACGTGTTGGGCTATTTGCCGTAACCGTGGTATTCGTTTGCTTACTGGTTCTGCAACTATGAGCCTTGCTCGTAACAACCTGCGTCGTGTACGTCGTTCACTAGAGCGTGTAATTCCTGAGACTGCAGATGAACTATTGAAGTCTCGTGGACAAGCAGTAGATGCAGAGACAACCCTAGCCTTAGACTTTGGCCGCTTCAAGCCACTTGAAAAAGAACAATGGACTACTGAAGCGTTTATTGTTATGCAGCCAGAGGACCAAGGTGCTATTTCTGAAAAGGAGCCAACACTAAGTGCTTACGGTATGGATAGTGGTTTCATTGGAGGACGTTTCGATGGCTGTTTCTGGGACGACCTTGTGGACCCTCGCAAAGTCCGTTCTTCAGAACAACGAGAAGCCATGGAGGACTGGTACCAAGACGTTGCAGAAACTCGACTTGAACCTGCAGGTATGCTTGCTCTTATTGGTCAGCGTCTTGCTCCTGATGACCTTTATCGCTTTGCTCTAGACATGGTGCAACCTCTCGATGAGGAAGAAGAAAATGCTCACGATGAGATGAGCGAAGAAGAACTAAAGAACCTACGTCTAGATAAGAAGTACAAACACTTGCTGTACATGGCTCATTACGAGGACCGTTGTGACCCAGAACACCACAAGCGTAACGCCCCAGCCTTTCCAGAAGGTTGCCTACTAGACCCTCGGCGTCTACCGTGGCGTGAAATCTCTAACCTTATGTCTAACCGTGGAGAGCGATTCTCTGTAGTGTACCAGCAGCAGGACCTTGCCTTAGACGAAGTACTTGTACGTAACGAGTGGGTCTATGGCCATGGGGATAGCCCAGGGTGCATAGATAAAGAACGTGACAGGTGGGAATTGCCACCAGGAATCAATCCAAGTGATTGCTTAGTAGTAGCCACGGCGGACCCTAGTCCAACTATGTACTGGTCTATTCAGTGTTGGCTATACCACCCAGAATCTAATCAGCGATTTCTTATGGACCTTATCCGTCAAAAGATGGAAGCCCCACAATTCTTAGAATACGACTATAACCAAGGGGAATTCACTGGGGTTATGGAAGAATGGCAACGTCTTAGCATTAGTTTAGGCATGCCTATCCAGGTTTGGATTGTGGAACAAAACGCAGCCCAGCGATTTATGTTGCAATACGACCACTTCAAACGGTGGCGTCAACTACGTGGCGTGGAGATTATTCCCCACAACACAACCTCAAATAAATCAGACGCAGACTACGGTGTTACGACGATTTCCCAGCATTGGAAGTTTGGTCGTGTAAGATTGATGGGTAAGGGTGAAGGTAAAACTCGCTCTATGAAATTGATTGATGAAGTCACACGGTACCCCCATGGGCGTACCGATGACTGTGTAATGGCCGAGTGGTTTTTTGAATGGAATTTGCCTAATTTATATATGCCACAAAAACAAAGCGTCCAAGCCTGGCGACCCAAATGGGTACGAAGTACTCAACTAGCGAATTTGAGGTAATTAATGCCTGTTTCTTTTGATAACGACAAGGCCGCCGGTCAGATTGTCCAGATGTACCAGGAACGTCGCTCACAACGTAGCGGACAGTTCCGACGTATGCAAGAAATCCGTGACCACTACAACGGCGACGTTATCGTTCCGCTTCCAGAACTAGACGAAGCAGAGAAGCCTGCAATCCCTAACCTTATTGCCCAGGGTATTGATGCGTTTGCTATGCGAGTTGCTTCAGTTCTCCCAGACATTCAATACCCATCACTTCGCCCTGGTATTCAGACTGCTGACAACCGTGCTCGTGACCGTCGTCTAGCCAACCTTGGTTGGTGGGACATGAACCGCATGGGCACAAAGGTACGTCGTCGTGCCCGTCACTTAACTGCTTACGGTATGAGTGCGGTATCACTATCGCCTGTGTCCCTTGACCCAAGCGACCAGCGCCAGATTCCTCACTGGCGTGTACGTAACCCATTGGCTACATTCCCATCGCCAATGATTGACCCAGACAACATGGAGCCACAGGACTGTATCTTTGCAGACCGTCGCCCACTTGGTTGGATTAAAGAATGGTACCCACAACAGGCTTCTATTTTGTACAAGGGAGACAAGAACGACACAGACATGTTTGAAATTCTTGAATACCTTGATGCTTACGAAACTGTAATTATTGCTGTTGGTTCTGAAAAACCAAAAACGCACGATTTTCGTGATGAGTCAGGAAAAGGTATTGCAACACACATTATTCTTGAACGTATTCTTAACCGTGCAGAAATTTGCCCAGTAGTTATTGCTGGACGCATTACACTTGACCGTCTACAAGGTCAGTTCGACCAAATGCTTGGTATGTACCAGCGTGAAGCCAAGTTGGACGCACTTAACACAATCGCAGTATTCCGCAACGTATTCCCAGACGAATGGGTTGTATCTCCTGCTAACTCTCCGACCAGCCCTCGTATCGTGCAAGAGGCTGACGGCAAAATGGGTATCCGAGGTATCTTGGACAAGGGACAAATTCAGATTGTTCACCCACAGCAGACACAAGATGCACCGATGGCGCTGGACCGCCTTGAGCGAGCACAGCGACTTACGGCTGGTATTCCTGCCGAATTTGGAGGCGAGAGCGGTTCTAACATTCGCACCGCCCGACGTGGCGCTTCAGTCCTGTCTAGCGCAGTTGACATGCCACTCCAGGAATATCAGGAAATCTTTTCTCAGTCAATGGAACTAGAGAATATTCGTGCAGTACGTATTATGAAATCATACTACGGTAGCAAGCCAAGTATGTTCATTATGGGCGGCGATGGCAAGGTTGTCAGCGATGACTACAAGCCAAACGAAACATTCGACACACATTTTGGATACGTTAAGTACCCAATGCCAGGTTCAGACGTTAATGCCATGATTGTTTCAATTGGTCAACGTGTTGGTATGGGACTTATGTCTAACGAGACTGCTCGTTTGATGGACCCTGCTATTGAAGATGCACAATTGGAAGCAGACCGTGTAGAAATCGAAGGACTTCGCAAGGCACTACTTTCTGGACTTGAGCAGCAAGCATCACAAGGACAACTTGACCCATCTATTATCGCTCGTATTGCTAAAATGAAAGCACAGCGTCACGTTACACTTGAAGATGCAGTTGATAAAATTCACCAAGAGATGCAAGAAGAACAAGCAGAAAAGGCTAACGCTATGCAACAACAGCAGCAGCCTATGCAATCAGGTGCGGCACCGCAAGGTGCAACTCCAGAGATGCAGCCAGGTATGGGTGTTTCAGCAGAGAACCCTATCCAGGGTGCACCGCAACCAGGTGGCCAGCCAAACCTGCAGGACCTTCTTGCTCAATTACAAAAGGGCGGCGGCGCTCCACAAGGAGCAGCACCAGTACCGACAGGAGCGTAGTAAATGCCAAGAACAGGTAAGGGCGGTTCACGCCAGGGAACTCCAGGTACATCGTACAGTAACCGTACAGACTTAAACATGCCAATCAGCACAGTTCCTAACCAAGGATACGGAGAAGCGGCACAGCAACGTGCAGCACAAGGCGCAATCCCTATTGCTTCGTCACCTGTATCAACAGCACCGGCTCCACGAGCAGTTGCACAACCACAAGTTTTAGAACAGGCACAACGTCAGCCAGAAAGCACACCACTTCCTACACCTGGCTCAATGCCGCACCTTGACCCGACAGGTCGACCAATGGAACCTGTAACAGCAGGATTGCCTTTTGGACCTGGGGCAGGAGAATCAGCAGTTACTCCTCAGTATCCAACTATGGGTCAGACACTTGACCAAGTTGCACGGGGTGGGGATTCAGCCATAGCAATTGAACTTGCTAAAACTGCTCGCATGCTTGGGTTGTAATGCCTTACGGACTAGGAACCAATCAATACTACGACGGCGTTAGTGGCCGTGGAGATTTTAATAAATTAACCCCAGACGCTCAGAATAAAGCAGTCTACATTATGCAGCAGAATCCCAATGCTTCTTATGACAAAGGCATGTGGGCCGGTTTTGCACACCAGCAGGGCATTGACGCACAATCAATGTCTAACGTCACTAAGTACCTCACCATGTTTAATGGTATGCAAGACTTTGTTAAGCACCACGCCGAAAGTGACCCATCGCAATCACACGCACCTGGATTTTGGTCACGTGCCTGGGACAGTGTACGAGGAATCTACAACAACGTATCTCACGCCTACGGTGACTTTGCTGCTCACCAGCAACAAATTGTTGCAAGAGCCGGTACTGAAGGACCATTAGACCCAACACAGGGACAAGACCTAAAGCAATTTATTGGAACAGACCTTGCACAAGGTATGCAAGATGGATTCCTTGGTACAGCCAAGTTTGCAGTTAATGTTGCTGACCGTGCAGCACTTACTGCTGCTGAACTTGCATCGGTTGGTGCCATTGGGCCTGGTTGGCATATGGGTGACATTGGTTCTGGTTATGGTGATGCATTTACAACTATTGGTCACGCTATTAGAGGTGTTGCCGAACAAGTAAATCCATTTAACACTGGTTCAATGTATTACATGCCAGGACACTTAATGGCATATTACGAATCACTTGCTGCAGCACACGGTTGGGGATACGCACTTGGACAAATGGTTCCATCAGCCCTTGCTGCTATGACTACTGACGGTATTTTGGCCGATGGTCAAGTTGCTGTTAGCGCAGAAGCAGACGCAGCCAACGTTGCACGTGCACGTCTTGCACAGATGCGTGGAGAGAAACTTACCAAAGAGGATTTAGCCGCTATTGAGCGTTCAAGGCAACGTCTTGTACAAAAGCGTACATCATACGAGCGTTCACGCCGTTTGTCACTTATGTCTACACGTCGTAAAGTTGTTGCAGGTGTGTTTAGTGAAGATGCTGCCAAGCAAGATGCGATGATTGTAAAAAACGCTACTGACCTTCAACTAAGAAACGTACCACTTAGCAACTTTGCTAAAGACCAACTTGCAAAAGCACAAGAACGTATTGCAGAGCGTGAACGCATTAAAACAGAAATTAGTGACCGTAGAAAGTACCCTAACGAGTTCAAAGAACCTCGTGTTAAATCAACAATTATTGACGAAGCAGGGGAAGTAAAAGCCAGAAGGCTTACTGCATTAAGTAAAAGCCTTACCTATGTTTACAAACCACTTGAATCGGTTGGCGCTTTGCGCAAAACACAGATGGAAAAGACTGCTAATAAACTAAACATGCAGGCTGCTTACGCCACTGGTGCACTATCCGCTCAAGGTGACCCTAAACACCAAAAACTATGGGAACTAACCAGAGGTGGTCACGCAGTAGACGCCAACCTCAAGCCAATGGGAACAGACGGTCAGATGATTGCTCAGTACCTTGGCATGGATAAGAACAACATGATGTTTTCACCAGTTTCAGGTCTAACAGACTTTTACACTAACTGGATTGGGGCTGACCCATTCTCAGTAGCAGGTCGTGTTATTGGACAAGCACGTAAGTTTGAAGGTTTTTCTGGTTACATGGGCCACATGGGTAACTGGTTTGGTGGAATGGGTATTCGTCTTGCTGAAGATGTTGACCGTGTGTTCAAACAATACAGTCGTGTAAGCCGTGCTTTTGAATACATGGCTACACACAATGCTTCTGAAATTGCCAATGAGTTTCGTAATTCATACAGCAAGGAAGTTCTAAACAAACTAGGTGAAGCCAAGTCTGTAGAAGAAGTAATGCAGATTCATCGTGAACTGGCTGAAGCGGTCGGATTCACACGAAACATGGCTCCTTCAATGAGCATGTACCAGGCAACCAAGGCTATTTTCAAAGACGCTGAGTTTACAGTTAACATTCCTTTTAGGGGTGAAGTAAAGGTATTTGCTAAGACTGCTGGAGACACAACTGAACTTGACCAGCAGGTTCTTAACGAGATGGCTAAGACTGATGTAGTAAAAGAAGCAGGCGTACCCATTAAGCCATTCTCTATGATTTATGGTGCTATGGAAGTTCCTGAACTTCGTAAGCGCAACATGTTTGCCCGTTGGCTCGCTACACGGTTTACTCGTAACCCTATGTGGTTTGACGACCTAACTGCTGCTATTGAAACCTACAAGATTAAGCCAGGAAGCAACAATGCTATTCCAGCAATCATGGACATGATGCGCATTGGCCTTATGCCTGAAACTGTTATTAAGGGCGTGGGTGACTTGCTGCTTAATGCAGGAACACGTGAGGAATACATTCGTGTGTACCAACAGGCTGTGTTCCACATGGTTATGCGTCGTGCCATGGCTGGTATGAAGAAGGCTGAACTAGACCAGTTCATGAACTCAACAGCAGACAAGATTTGGGAAGAAGTCAAATCTATAACGGCCATTGACGGTGGTAGCAAGGGTGTGTTTATTGCTGGACCTGAAGGAGTAGAACGTTCGTTTGTCTACGATGGTGGAAAAGTTCAGTCTGTAGGTATTGGACGTTCACACTTCGGTAGTCTTTCTATCCCACGTTCAACTGACCTTAAATCAATTGCTAAGTTCTACAACGGTACAACTGCTATGTTGCTACGTTCACACGAAGCCAGTGTTGCAGCCAAGCGATACCTTGACCTTGAGCACTTAACGCAAGCAGCCATTTATTCAAAGGCAAACCTTGATGGCATGGGTAAGGCTATTGATAAAGCCGTAAATTTCCACGGAACTGAAGCCAAACTAATTGAAGCAGGCAGCACAGAAGCAGCCGCCGCTTACAAGCAAATGGTTGAGGACATTAAAGTTGAACTTCGTGGCGTGTACGAAGGTACTAGAGGCCGTCCAACTTCAGAACAATTTGTCCAAGGATACAACCTTGTACGAGGACGCTGGAACCAATTGCAACGTACCATTACTGCAACTGCAGAATCTAGGCGTGTAAATAACATTCTTCGAGAGGACAGCGTTTCACTTCGTCAAGTTATGGACGACCTAAAGGGATACAGCACAGAAAACCTTTTTAATCCTGATTTGCCTGCTTGGAAAGAATTAGAAATCCTTAAAGCCAAGGAATCAGCGCTACACGAAGTACTTACTCAGTTTGATGTTCGTATGATGGAATCAACACATTCCGCAGAGGAATTGTTTAAAGCATCTAAAGATTACCGTGAGGCTTACAAATTACTTACTGGTGCTGAGATTGACTTAACCAAAAAGGGTAAAGCGCTAAACCAAGGGCTTCTTGATGAAAAGGCTAACAGTACTTACGTCAAGACATTAATGAAACTTAAGTTGCAACGCAGCCCGTACACAAACAACTGGCACCTAACCGTTGATGCACTCAACAACATTATGAGCCGCACTTTTGTTCCTTTGGCACTTCTTTCAGGTGGTTGGGCGCTTCGTGTGTCTGCTTCTGAATCACTTCTTAACGTACTTCGATTTGGATTCTGGGAATCGTTTGATGCAAAGATTGCAACATCTATTGCCAAGCACGAACTCCGTGGTGCTCACCTTCTTGTTCGTGAAGGAAAAAGCGAAGCAGGTCTTATTAAGGACGTAGTTGCTGGTGCTCTTATGGGTGTTGAGAACGCTCTGCTTAAGACTATGGATTCAGCCAAGCGAGACCGTATGCTTGATGACTTCTGTGGTGCAATCATGCGTCACAATGGCCACCTTCCCGGTGGTGTTCACTCAACTGGTGGAGTATTCGACCCAGGAACCCTAGAAGCAACAACGGGGGAACTTGCTTATGGTGTTGACAAGTCTGGAGACATTGTTACTTCTCCAGTTATGCCTGACCGCACATGGACAACAGTTAATGACCGTGGTGAAAAGAACTACGTAGGTGCTATGCACGCCAACATGGCACGTATTGCGCACGACGCAGATATCTACCCAACTGCTAGAAAACTTAAAGAGATTCTTCTTCAAGAAGGCAAAACCCGTCTTGGTCCTGTGCGTTCAGAAGGAAAAACTGAAGTACAACTAATGGCTGAAGGTGCCTTGTCTTACAAAAAGAAGGGTGCTTTTAACGAACTGATGGCAGAACTTAAGAAGGAATCAGCAAAGACTATTGCTGCTATTCCAGAAGAAGAACTACCTGCTTACACTCGTCACACATTCCGTTCAGGAGAAGAATTCCGTGGAGAAAGTGCACATGACGAATGGGCAGACAACATCGCTTATCACGTATTGCACAGTTTCTCTGGAAGCGGTAAAAAGGGAATTAGGATTCACGCTGACCTAGTTGACCAAGTTGCCCGTCAAGACATAAAGCCAATGAAGGAATTGGCTAAAGACATTCACAACATTGACATGGGTTACGAGCCACGTAATATTCCTGGCAAGGGGTTTCTATCTATTGACGCTATTAAGGCTGGTTCTTCGCCTGGGTTCATTAACAAACTGTCTGACGTAGGTCACGACAAGTTGCTTGGACCTATCGTTAATAACATCGTTCGTGAACCTGTATTCCTTTTGGAAGTTCACAATGCCATGGAGGAAACTCGTGCGATGGTTAACGCTGGCATTATTAGCGATTACACCGCAGAGCAACTGGCTGACTACCGTGCTATCCAGAACATGACTAAGTTCATTCACAACCCAAAGGACAAAACAATTTGGGAAGCCAACATGCGTGTTGCTGCTCCGTTCTACTTTGCTAAGAACCAAGCCTGGCGACGTGCGTTCCGTGTTATGCACGATGACCCAGGTGCCTTTGAGCGTTACTTGAAGATTAACCTTTCGGTGACTAACTTCATGGCTGCTCAAACTGCTAACGGTGGTTCACCTACAGCAACTATTCCTGGAAGTCAATTCATGGGTTGGCTTGGTACTACTGGCGCCAACATTCCTGGATTCATGGCTTCTTCGCCTAGTGTCTTTGGTCAAATGGGATTTGGTCTTGCCGTACAGCCTGGTTCTATTGAATCAGTATTCCCTACTGGCGCCGAAGGTGGTATTGCTGGTGCTTTAGGTCTTGTAAGACCAGCATGGGGACCACTCATTACACTTCCTGTAAAAGAAATAGCCAAGTTGTTTAACTTCTCTCAGCACCCGTTGCTTCAGAAGTTTGAAACAGGTTTGCTTGGTTCAGTTGCTTCACGTTCTTCAATGTACAGTGACTTGTTCCCTTCAACAGGTGGCCGTAACGTACTAGACCTTGCCCTGTCTGCGTTCCATTACGATTCTGCAGCGATGCTTAGTTCAGAGAACTTGGTACTTAATAACGCTGTTGACAATCTGTACAAGCAACAACTTAACAAAGTATTTAATGAATACGATTGGACTGGGTACACTGAGATTCAAAAAAACAACACTGCTCGTGGACTTGCCGAACTTGAAGTAAGTAAGATTCTTTCTGACACTCGTACGCACCAGGCTTTCTTGGACCACGCTCACGCTGCTGCGATGTTGATGACATTTACTAAGTCACTTATCTCGTTCTTTAGCCCAGTTGCGGTTAACGTTCAGGCTCAATTCTCACAAAACCCATTGTTCCAAAAACTGCAACAAAGCATTAACCCAGACACAGGTAGAAAGTACACCTTTGACGAGGCTTCACACAGGTTTGGTGAATTGCACCCTGAGAGCATTATGGACCTCACGGCTAAGAGTGACACCATTGACGGTCACTGGGCTGAAACAGTTTCGGCAGCCAAACTGCTTAAGACTGACCCAAGCCTGGCTCGTAACTACTCGTACGCAGGTGCGATGTTGGTAGACCGAAACACTGCCTATTCACCTGAAGCGTATCAATTGGAATTGGCACTTAAGTTGCGTCAGCGTTCAGCACCAGGTCAATACTTAGACAACCTTTTAATTGCTACAGGTAATGACTATTACTACAACTACCTATCGGTTGACCCTGCTTTTGGCGGAAACCCAAACAACCCTAATCCAGACCGTACCGCAGAGCAGTATCAGGCTTTGAAAGACGCCGCTACCAACTACGGTCGTACTTCAAACCCAACGTGGTTATCAAACTGGCAAGGTGGTAAAAGCCAGTACGTAGCAACACAGACTATTGATGAAATGCGTAAAATGATTAAGGACCCTAACGTTTCTTATTCAGTACTAAGCAAAGATGACCGTAGCAAGTTTGAACAACTTCTTGCTTACTACGACCAGTACCTTACAGAGTACAAAACACTTCGTGCTTCTGGTGCTAAATCAGACGCATACGCCGTTGAAACCGAATGGTACAACTGGTGCACAAACACCGCAGCAACATCGGATTACTACAAAAAACAATGGTATTTTATTACATCAGCGCTTAGGTCGCTACCAGGTAAATAGGAGATAATATGGCAGCAAAACCAGCACCCCAGGAAACCCCACCAGTGGACTTTCGACAAATGGCAGACATGTACCATGTCCCAATTAGCGACGGCACTATTAAGGATATAGCAGGAGAAAACCCAACACCCGAAAAGGCTAAGGCTTTTGAGGACTATTTAAAGGTTTCAGCACAAGGTCTGTTTCCTACATTGGCTCCACAAATTGCGGCTGGTATTCCAACAGCAAACCTTCTTGACCCATACCGTCAATTGGGCAAACAAATGCTTGGTGAAAACTTTACACCTGACTTTGTAAATGACCCTAAAGCATCGGTTGCTTTGACGGGTGGCGTTCACCCAGAAACAGGACGGCCAGCGCCAATGTCTTTAGACCAATGGAAACAGCACCTTATGACGGAACCAGGCTTCGGCTGGGGATACACAAAACAAGCCCACGAAAGAGTGAACATGCTTCTTGAAAACTTACGTCAAGGCCTTGAAGCGCCACACATGAAAGGACAACCACAATGAGTACTAAGAAAAAACCACCTGCTCCTGGGGCCGGTGGTGCCGCAGGTCAAGGTCTAAACCTTGGTGCTTTTCTTAAAGCGCAAGGAATGTCACCTTATGCTCCGGCGCCTACCACAGTTGGTGGACGTGCTGCAGTAAACGCCGTTGGTACAGACTATTCTAAGTTAACACTTCAATACACCCCATTGATGCCAGATGGCACATATGGTGTTCCCCGTGCCCCAAAAGACGGTACAGAGTTTGCTCTAGCCATTAACCAGATTAATGACTACCCTGCTCTCCAAGCAGCCCTTCACACTAAGTTTGAACTGGGAAGTTCTTTCACTTCTAAGCAAGCAGACAATGCTTGGAAATCAGTAGAAAGTTCTAAATACGACCTTGTGTCGGCTCTTTCGCCAACATTGGCACAGGCTGTTAATGCTCTTAAGATTGCTACTGATGCTCAGGCAAACACACGTTTGGCTACTCAGTACTCAGCAACGGTAAGCCAGCAGGCTAACGCTATTGACAACATCAGCGCCACCCTTAACAGTTGGAACTACACACCAGCCCAGTTAAAGCACATGGGTGATGTTTTGCGTCAGTTGGTAACCACAGATGGTAGCCACATGATTAACCAGAACGCCTTACTTCAAGTATTCCGTGGAGAAGCACCTAGTGGGCTTGGTAAGAACGTAGATGCCTCTATTAAGACTTCCTATGAAGCAGCATTCCCTGGACTGAATGACTATAACAATTCTCCTGGTGCAGTTCACATGAACGAATCTCAGTACCAGGCGTATTCAACCAAGATTCAAGATACAGCCACACAGTACGGTGCACCTATGCCTGACAAGACGGCAATTGGTGAACTTCTTAAAGGCAACGTATCGCCTGCAGAATACAACCAACGTGTCACAGACATTTACGCTACGGTTACCAATGCTAACCAGAACGTACGAAACCAATTAGAGCAACAGTACGGCATTAAGGCTGGCGACCTGGTTCACTACATGATGGACCCAAAGAACGCCCTACCTGCTATGCAACGTAAGGTGGCAGCAGCCGAACTTGGTGATTACGCTACTCGTGTTGGCCTAAAGGGACTTACCTCTGACCAAACCACAGAACTTGCAGACGCCGCTAAATTGGCCGCTACGGCAGGCAACAGCAACCTGGGGTATGGAGTTAACCAAATCCAAGGAGCGCTTCTGGGAGCCAGTAAGGGCGAGGCTTTAACAACCTCTGCTCCTGGGGCTAACCAGCCTACGGTCAGTGCTACCCAACTCATTGGTTCTCAATTGGCAGGATTTGGTGGCACTAACCAGGCAGCGGAGCAGGTCCAAGTAGGACGAGCCGAGCAAGCACGAACAGCCCAATTTGAAAAGGGTGGTGGATTTGTGGAAACTAGCAAGGGAGTCGTAGGAGTAGGTTCCGCAAGAACGTAACAAACGTATCTAGAATGATACAATAGACGTAGGTGGTTGGCCCTGTTTGGCCGCAGGAGCGCTATCCATCGAACCCGCTTAAGAGGGCATGCCTTAAGTGCGTACACAATGCTGAAAACTATCCGCTTTATTAACCTCTGGTAAAGTGCGTACCCGCAAGGAGCGATTGTATGACTGATTTTGATGAGTATGAAGAAGATGAGCAAGAAGTTGTTGAGCGTCAGCCGCTAGACCCGAATATTCGGAAGCAGTTGCGTGAAGCAGAGAAGGCTCGTAAGGAATTAGACGGTCTTAAGGCTGAACTAGAAACGCAGAAGCGTGAAGTCCAGTTCTCAAAGGCAGGGATTCCAGATTCAGGTGTAGGTTCATTATTCCGAAAGGCGTATGACGGAGAGACTTCGCAAGAAGCAATTCGTGCAGCGGCTCAAGAATACGGAATCCTTAAATCTGAGTCAGAAGAAATACCATCAAATGATTCAGAACTAGATGCTCTACGCAGGGCGCAGGGTGCAACGATTGGGAATTCCGGTGCTATGCCAGACCCCCAGCAAATGTACCTTGAAGCACTTGCCTCGGCCTCTACTCCTGAAGAAGTTATGCGAATCGTTGAAGGAGACTCAGGTAAAAAACTGGGTGTCTATTCCTCTCGTGGTGCGTTCTAAGCCTAAAAACTTTTAACCTACTAAGAAAAGGAGTCAACCAAAATGGCTGACGCATTTACAGGGTCCAGTACCCTAGACTTTTCAAAGGCCGCTTATGACCGTATGGCGTACTTCGCCCTACGTCCTGAGTTGTACTTTGACGCTGCAGCAGATATCCAGCCTACTCACCAGAGTATGCCAGGTGCATCTGTAGCATTTACAATTGTTAACGACCTGCCAATCCAGGCATCTGCTTTGACTGAAACAACCGACGTTTCGACTGTCGCTCTTTCAGACTCACAGGTAACCTTGACACTTGCAGAATACGGTAACGCTGTACTAACCACTGCCAAGTTGCGTGGCACATCATACGTAGACATTGACCCAATCGTAGCCAACGTAGTTGGATACAACGCTGGTGTTTCAATTGACACAATTGCACGTGCAGCACTTGACCAGGGAACCAACATTCAGTACGCATCAGGCCTTGGAGCAACAACTCTACAGTCTGCTGTAACTACTCGTGCCGGTGTAGCAGCAGGAAACACATTGTCATCACTTGACATTCGTGTTGCTCGTGCTCGTCTCCGTTCACAGAACGTTCCAACATTCGGAGGAATGTACGTTGGTTACATTCACCCAGACCTCGTAGCAGACCTTCAGGGAGAATCTATTTCAGGTTCAAACGTACAGGGTTGGCGTGCACCACACGTTTACGCACAGCCAGGTGAAATCTGGACTGGTGAACTCGGTGCTTACGAAGGTGTTCGTTGGATTGAAACACCACGTGCTCCTGTATTCCAGGGTGCCGGTGCTTCAAGCACTAACGTTTACGGAACAATGATTCTTGGTCGTCAGGCTCTTGCCAAGACGTACTCAACGCTGGACGGCAACGGTGCCTTCCCACACGTTGTACCAGGACCAATCACTGACCGTCTCCGTCGTTTCGTACCACTAGGTTGGTACTGGTTGGGTGCTTACGGAATCTTCCGTCAGGCTTCAATCATTCGTAT